CTCCGGGTGAGCCTGTTCTGTGGCTGATGTCCACTCCCCACGGTTCAGGGCCGTGTCCATCGATTATCCAGCGTCAGCGCGCAGTGCGTTGGCGTGGCCCTAGGTCACGGGATATGCGAGTTTGTCCTCTCCGAGAGGTCCGAGTATTACGTCGTGGGAATCTGTACCGTAGTAGCGTGGTGCCGTGGGACAGGGGCGGCCCCATCATGCCTGCAAGCACGCATGGTGTGCCAAAATAAAATACCCTTACGACTTCCGTGTGAACCCACTTAAGCGGCTACACCCATGGACGGCTCTAAGCCTAGTAAAGACAGATACGCGGGCCAATGTGCCGTATTCCATATTTTACCAACAATTTAATAATGATTTTATGCACAACCTAACTCACTTGACGATGCGGGTGGTGCCTCTGCTTGAGGATACCATGCACTTCCTGCCGGACTTAGTCCATATATCTAACATCCTCCGTGCGGTAGTGGCGTTTGTCGGGCTACTGGCGCTCGTATGCGTGGTGTTGTATGTCATTGCACGCTGCGTAACCTACCGGCGAACTGACGCCTTCAAGAACTACGGGGTTAGTTGGCTTTTTGAGGAATATGAAGCCATCGAGCCACTTGAGGACCTCAGTCCATTTCAACATTCCAACAAGCCTGAGCCAGCAAGGGTTCAGCACCAACCAATTCCCGAGGTAGAGGTACAATCTGTTGTAGCAGTGGAAAACACTGGACATTGGGAGGAAACCCCCATGCCTATTGCACTACAGCAGGGTGTGCGCTGCGATTTGGATGGTCTCGAGCACGAAATTCCGTTGGTACGCACGGCCCCCCAGCCGCCTGTTCCCATGACCGTCGAGCACATTAGGGAGCTCACGCCCCTATATGTGCCCGAAGTCGACAACTCTGGGACAGTAGTGCCATCTGGTGAGAATGCGCCGTTGACTCGCTCTGCTGCATTAGCTGAAGCAGAGGTCAAAGCGCGCACTGCCGCTGTTGAGCGGCAGGCCGCAGAACAAGCTGCCACAGTAGCGATCCGTAGTGAGATCGCGATGCAGGTAGCGGCTGCCGACGCGCTCCTAAAGCGCCGGCAGGCGCAATACCTGCTCCCTGTGCCTCCTCCTGGTTATGTAGCTGTCGGTACAGAACAGTATGAGGGACGTGGTGGGCAAAGTTTGGGCGGTTCCGTCATCTTGCGTGTTAAGAAGGTACAGGACGCAAATGCGTGTAAGAAACTCATTAAGCGCTGTGCCATGGAAGTACGCATGGTGATGGGAGCACCAGTTCGTAGTGCGGAAC